GTCATAGTCGTGCTGGAAAACAATGACGACGGAGGCGCCGCCTAAATGAAACGCACCGTTCCCCAAAGCCCCGCCACCGAGCGCACCGTCCTCGGTTCGCTCATGGCCGACCCGAAACTTTGCGACGAAGTCTCCGGCATCCACGCCGATCTTTTCTACACGCCCGCGCATCGCCTCATCTACGAGACCATCGCCGAAGTCCGCGGTGAAGGCGGCACGCCCAACGTCATTGCCGTCACCCAGCGCATCGACGCGCAGCACAAGCTCAACTTCGTCGGCGGCGCCGGTGCCCTCACCGAGATGCTCGGCGACTACGCCGGAGGCAGTGCCGCGGTCGAATATCACGCGCAAACCCTGCGCGACCTCCACGCCCGCCGCCGCATCATTGACGCCTCGGTCGCCATGCAAGCCGCCGCCCAGGACATGGCCACCGATGCCGACAGCGTCCTCCAGCAAGCCGGCGAGTCCGTCCTCAGCCTCAGCCTCACCACCGCCACCGACAGCATGCGCGCCCCCAGCGCCATCGTGCCGGGACTCCTTGAAGAGCTAGAGAGCCTCATGGCCGGCGGCAAAAAGCTCGGGTTGCAGACCGGCATCCGCGACTTCGATCAAGTCACCGGTGGCCTGCGCGGAGGCCAGCTCACCATCATTGCCGGTCGCCCTGCCATGGGTAAGTCCGCGCTCATGCTCAACATGGCCGACAACATGGCCCGCCGTGGCGTGCCGGTTGTCTACTTCTCCCTCGAGATGCCCGCCAACGAACTCGCCGCGCGCGTAGTCCTCGGCCGCGCCGAAACGAACACCGAGATCATCCGCAACGGCTTCCTCACCGCCAGCATCAAGCACCGCATCTTCGACGCCGCCACGCAATTTTCCACAGAACCCCTCTATGTGGACGACCGCGGCGGCCTCACTCTCTTGGACATCCGCGGCCGCGCCCGCCTCGCCGTCCGCCGCTGGGGCGTGAAGTGCATCTTCGTTGATTACCTCCAGCTCGTCAGCCACTCCGGCGCCCAAAGCCGCGAGAACGAAGTCGGCTTCGTCTCCCGCGGGTTGAAAGCCATGAGCATGGAGTTAGGCATTCCCGTCGTTGCCGCCGCCCAGGTCAACCGCCAAGCCGAGAACCGCAGCGACAACCGCCCAAAACTTAGCGACCTCCGCGAATCCGGCAGCATCGAGCAAGACAGCGACATCGTTTGCTTGATCCATCGCCCCGCGTATTACGCCGTGCAAGACGAGGAACCGGAAGTCCAAGACGCCGAGCTGATCGTGGCCAAGCACCGCGCCGGCCGCACCGGCACGCTCAACCTCACATGGCGTCCCTCGCTCACCCGCTTTGAAGGCACCGCACCCGCGGGACGCACCAGCGACAGCGATGGCTCCGTCTACGCCCCATCGCCGAAATTATGGGAGGCGCTGAACGAATGATTAATTCCCGCCAGAAAGGCGCCAGCTTTGAGCGCGAAGTCGCCAAGGCATTGACCGCCGAAGGTTTTCCGGCCAAGCGGGGCGCGCAAGTCAGCCAAGGATCTTGGGGGATCAGTGCGCCCGACGTGGTCGTGCCCTGCTTGCCCGGATGGCATTTCGAGTGCAAGCGCCACGGCCGCGCCCGCTTCGACTTGGACGCCGCCATCGCGCAGGCCCGCCGCGACGCCGGCACCGACCTGTGCGCAGTCATCCACCGCCGAGACCACAGTGAAATGCTCGTCACGCTTCCGTTTAACGAATTTTGCACGCTTATGCGTCACTCCGACTTTCCTATCCAACCAAAAACACAACCAACCACATAACCATGCCAAATAAAACCCTAACCACACCCGTGGGCATCGCCCGCTATCCACACCTCAACCGTCCCGACACCAAGTATGCGGACAAAAACAAGCCAGACGGAGAATACAAAGCCGTTCTCGAAATGTCTGCAGAAGACGCCGAGCCGTTCATTAAGCAAGTTGAATCAATGTTCAGCGAGTTTGTCGCCGCGAAAAAAGCAGAGGTTCGCAAAGACAAGCTCACGATTGCACCGCCGCCGTGGGAAGAAAACGACGGCATGGTTCAATTTAAGCTCAAGGTCTACGCAACATGGACCGACAAAGAGGGCGAGAAAAAGTCGCGCGCTCCCAAGTTGTTTGCAAAAGACAGCAGCACCGCAACCGACAACATTGGCGGCGGCAGCAAAATCCAAGTCGCGGTCGAGCCATATTTTTGGCCAGCACCAGGCAAACCTTTGGGAACCAAAGGATGCGGCATTATGCTCCAGCCCAAGGCTGTCATGGTGCATGAGCTGGTGACTTGGGGATCTGGCGCAAGCGCAGAGTCCTACGGCTTCGACGTGAGCGAAGCCAAGCCCGCCGCTCGCAAGACCGGCACCGATGACAGAGAGGAGTCAATCGAATGGTAACGCAGTGGGAAACCCTCAAGGACTGCGCCAGTCGTCTCAACATTAGTGCTCGCCACCTGCGGGGGCTAATGGACGCCGGCCAAATTCCGTTTTACCGCATCGGCAAGCGGCGCATTGCCCTTGATCCGCGCGAGGTTGACCGGGCTATTGAGGAAAATTTCCGCCAAGAAGCGAAATAACATGCCAGCCAAAAACACCACACGCAAAAGGGAGGGGACAAAACGTCCCCTCCCTAAGAAAGCCAAGCCCGTTGAGCCGGATCGCTTCACCGAGGACGGACGCAAAATCGTACGCCTCGAGAAGACCCGCGCCCACCAGAAGTATCCGCTGAAAGACGGCACCGACGTTCCCGGCGCCAGCACTATCGCGAAGATCGGCGAGGACAGCAGCGGACTCATCCACTGGGCGTGGAAATTGGGTATGGACGGCCAGGATTACCGCAAGGTCCGCGACAAGGCCGCCGACATCGGCACCATCGCGCACTTCCTCATTGAGTGCTTCCTCCACAACCACGTTGCTGACCTCTCTGAGTTCAGCCCCGCGGATGTTGAGAAGGCCATGATCGCCTACCAAAATTTCCGCCGTTGGTGGGACAGCGAAGGTTTCACCGTCATCGAGCCGGAGGTGCAGCTCGTCTCCGAAGAGTTCCTCTTCGGCGGCACTATCGACGCCCCCGCGCGCGACCGCGACGGCAAGATCGTGTTGCTCGACTGGAAGACCAGCAAGGCCATCGTCCCAGCGCACAAGATCCAGTTGGCCGGCTATGAGCAGCTCTGGAACGAGAACCGCCCGAACATGAAAGTCCAGCGCCGCGGCATCGTCCGCATCGGCAAAGAGTCACCGGATGACTTCGAGGTGTCCTGGATCTTCTCTGCAGAACCGCTGTGGGAAAACTTCAAAGCCCGACTCGCGCTCCACTACGCCAACCTGCGCCTCAAGAAAGCTGCCTAGCCATGACGTTTTGTATTCAAGACAAATCTGGCCTCGGCCCAGTTTTTGAGTGTTTTGCACTCAAGGCGGGTCGCGGCTGGAGCGTCTTTGCGCGCAATCTCGATTTAGGAGAAAGCTGGGACGACGTGAATAACTGCGGAGAACGAATGCGACTCGCGGATGTAAAAAAGAACTTCAGCGTTTTGTATGGGGCATATTGGCCAGACGAACAAAAACACGGCATCAAAGAGTTTAAGGTTAGATGCAAAAAAGGACGCTACAGCTTCATTGTGCCCAACATTGTTTTTCACGCTATTGCCAAAAAGCGAGGACGCGGGTGGGAAGTATGGATGTGCGATCCAGAGCCAAACACCAAGGAGGGCTATGACTTTGTTTTTGAAGCCATCGAACCGCTACCGCTGTCCATTGTTAGGGATGAGTGCGATTTGGTGCGCGGCCAATGGCCAGATTACAAGAAAGCCGCCTGATGCAAACCGCCAAGCAAACACTCGACGCCGCGTCATCCGCCGTCTGCGGAGCGCGCAACGAAGACTACGGCTCGCCCGCGGATGACTTCGCAACGCAGGCCGAGATGTTCTCCAGCTACCTGTCGCGCACCAACGGCGCGCAGGTCTTGGTCACGGCATCCGACATCGCCGCGCTGATGATCCTGGTGAAGATCGCCCGCCAAGCGCACTGCCACAAAGCGGACAACTGGATCGATGTCGCCGGATACGCCGCCTGCGGCGCCGAGTGCGATGCCAGACAAGCCGACCTCGCCTAATGCCCCCACGCAGAACCATCGCCATCGTCCGTAAGAAGTTGGGCCGCGAAAAAGCGGACGGCATGACCTTGGGCGACGGCAAAGTCTATATCGACCCGCGTCAATCCGGCGCGGACGAGCTGGACACGGTTCTGCATGAGCTGCTGCACCATGTCTGCCCCGACATGAGCGAAGAAGCGGTCGCCGAGAAGTCCGCCATGATGGCGAGGTCGATGTGGAAGGATAAATGGAGGCGCGTCCACGAATGACCGCCGCCGGCTTCATCCTCATCGGCCTCGCCGCAGGCATGCTTATCGGCGCCCTCGCCGCCTATGGCTTTATGTTTATCTGGGCGATCCGCTGTGGACGCGAGGAGGATGCGGAATGACCAGC